CCTTCTTTTCCTTTCGGTTGAGAAACCACATTACTATCCCACCTGAACTCAGGACAGTTCCTATAAGCCCTAATACTGCGATAATGATTGCACCTGCATTGTTGGATAGCTCTGCCATATAAACACTCCACTACACCTACACTATAATACTAAATATAGTGTGTCGCAAGATATAATAATACTAAATGTAGTATTCATGTAAAAAAAGAGTCGGCCTCTATCCAAGACTGACCATTCTTCCATAAATTAGGGGAAAATTTCCCTAATTTTCCCTAGATTTCCCTTGATGCGATAAACGCTATTACTCCAACAATAGAATCTGTCAGTTATAATGGTTCGTCTGCTTCTGCGGGAATGTTCTCCATTCTTAAACCGCTACCATCAGTAACAAACAAGACTGCAATCGGAGTAGTGGGTTATAATATCAGTCGACTTCAGAATATAATGATTCACGGAGTTTATGTAGAAGGTTCTTATGTATATGTCAATGGATATAATACATCTGCTTCAGCAGAGACAATCAATGGCATTGTATATGTTCTTTATAGTAAGAATGGACGGCAAGGCTAATCACCTTGCCGTCCATTCTTTAAAAGATGTTCTAGGTATGCTTGACAAGCAAATATGCTTATAATTCCAAGGAACAAGCCATTTTTGTCTTGGCATGGAGTAGGTTTCGGGTCTGTCAATTCTTTACCACTAAATAAAGGGCATTTCTTACATGGGTCTTCTAGTGTCATGTACTAGCCTCAATTTTTCTGAGTTCTTCTTCAAGTTGCTTTCTTTCTCTTTTTATTTTGACAATCTTAACAGTATTTATAATGGCATATACAAAAGCAACAAAAGCTATCAACAAAGGAAGAACTAGAAAATATACATACCAAACAATTCTCAACAATTCGTCTGTCATTCTCTCTCCTTACTAGCCTCGATACGGCTCTATCCTCTGCCATGCGATAGCATACTGTGACCAAAAATCATCGGCATCAATGTTTCCGTCATCAATACAATCTTTTAAAATTCCATCTTCAATCGTATAGCAGAAGTATTTTGGTTCATTTGCACAAGAACCATACGGATGAATTATAATAATGTACAAGCCGTCTTCTGTCGGTTTTCCTTTGTACCAGTTGTTAATTGGGTTTGTCCACTTTGATTTTTCACTGAGATTAAGAGGCTTTTCTTTTGGAATAATATTGCCTATGTTCATTCTTTTCTCCCCGATATTATTCTTCTGATAATGTCGCTCTTACTGTGACGAGGTGCAGTTGATAACGGCATCGCTCCAAGTTCTGACAGTCGGTCAGTAAGTATCTTGTTAATGAGATTATTGAGTGACCTTCCATCACTGTCGGCTAGTTCTTCTAAACGAGCCTTAACTTCTGATTCAATAATAATATGAACGTGTGTCTTCATGTACAGATATTGTACAACAGTTGAACACAGAGGTCAAGAGAGAAGAAAAGAAAAAGCAAGGACTAGCCTTGTTATACTTTCATGTAAATGATGTGTATACCTAATGACCTTGCAGTCAAATTGGATATTGTTATATGTGTTCCACTTCCATATGACACAGAGATAGGGTTGTCATTATTGAAAATTGCAGAAACTGTATTTGGAGCAACAAAGAATAGCGAAGAATCAGAAGACCCAGACCTAGCCGAAGAAATTAGTACCGTACTAAAATAGTCAATATCAAATTCATAAGAAGCATTACTTGCAAGCTCAAAAGAGGTTTCTTTTAAATTCCCTATTTTTACACTAATAGCGTTTATAGCATCATTAACATTTGTGAACTCACTGTCGATTCTATCCTCTAAATCGTTCATGTTTTTGGCACTCAGAGGTGTACCTGCCTGTGTGACAACATCGGGTGCAGATTCAAGAGTAACCTTGCTTCCACCATTAAAGATGAACTTATTTAAACCCTGCCCAAGACGAGCAAGCCATGTCTTTTTGTTATATGCCATATAAAACCCCCTTAACTATTTTTTACATAAAGAGCACAAACAACTACACGAGTGTAATTGTACTCTACCGATGCGTTCTCGATAGCAACTACATCAACAAAGACAGATTGGTTTGCACTTCCATAATAAATTCCCATCACACTCATTTTTGCAGTTTGCATATTTGATTTAAGTGCCGAAATATTGTAACCCACTACTCCAATACAAGTATAGCCAGTCTTGACTGCACTAATATCTATGGTATACAAAGTCCCTGCTGTTACACTTGTCCAATCGGGATGTGCACTTAACTCTTCTACAACAAGAGAATTTTGTTTCCCCGACAATGCTGTAAAAATTCCACTACTCTTTACTGGGTTGCTACTTCCACTTGTTGGGGCATCATCAAACGTAAGTGTGTTCTGTTTCCCTGCAAGCTGTGTATAAATTCCACCACTCTTGACTGGGTTGTTGCTATTACTTGTTGGCACGTTGTCAAATGTTAAAGTATCCTGCTTTTCATTGAAACCTGCTTGTATTCTGTTCTCAAGGTCATTGAGATTGTCTGCAGAGATTACATCACCCTGCTGTGTGACGGAATCGGGGCTGTTTGTAAGGGTCTGTTTGTTGTTTCCATCCTTTTCCCCGATGATGAACTTATTCAGCCCAGTGCCTATTCTTGCAAGCCATGTTCTTTTTATAAAAGCCATATCCTACCCCCTTAAATCAGCACATAGTCCTTGCGAATGAAAGTAACTTCCATTGTGTCGTTTTTCTCAAGAGCAATTACAATTCGTGACATAAGTGTTCCACTGTTCGGTGTACTTGAAGCATTTCCGATGAATACACCGATTTCTCTCAGTGTATCGTTTGCTTGGTTGTTTGTAAGAACCCAGTATGTCTGTGTATATGTCCCGACCACAGTCTTTGCCGTAGGAACGCTTCTGAATATTTCTGCACCCAATGCCGTGTCCTGTGCCGTTGCTGGTGTGTTGTCCGTGCCGACAGCAAGGTACTTTATCTCCAAGTCAAGTTCGCTTGTTCCTGCAATGTGACCCAGCACTGCGTTTCTGTACGCCTCTGTAAGCTGGTTGTCAATCTCAATTGTATCGACCAATTCCCCGTTCTTTCTGACTTCGATTGTCCAATGCCCTTTCAGCCTTGTTTCACTCTTTAATTTCATGTTTACCTCACTTACAACAGTATGCCGTTCCTGCATCGCCAAGAGGATAGACTAACTGCCCGTCTCCACTTGCACAGTATATCGTAAAATCAGCGTTCCAACCACTACCACCACCACTACAAAGGTTCGGCATGATAGTTCCCAACGGCTGTGCTATCTGTCCGTTCTCCATCGGTGTAGCAGACACATACAGAGCGATGTTAGGCGAATAGCCTACATCTTCTACCAACTCCTGCGTATCTTCCACATTATAGTCAATAATGACAAGTTCCTCTGCTCTGACAGACAGCTTTGTGATATCAGTGTAGAGCCTTGATATCGTCTCGCCATATGACTGTACGAAATCCCTGTCCGTAAACGTGAGCGAGTATTGCACGGATTCATCGTCATTCAACCTCAACGGCTCTATCGTCTTTTCCGTGAGCACGAAATCGCCTTCAATATCGAGTTCGGGAATATTGAATGTCCACTGAGTATACAGTTCTAGATCATCGAGCGAGAAACCTGCTTGCAAAAGTGTGTGTATATCAGTCTTGCAGGTCAATGTCCTTTTTTCTGCTCCGTACTGATTGAGCAGACTTTCGGCTCTGTTCACTGCATCCTGCCTTGTTACAATGGTCGGGTCTGTGTACACGTTGTCAATCAGTCCCGACAGCCCTGTTTTCTCGGCTATCTCGGCTATCTTCTCTCCGTTGGATACTTCATAACGAATCGGGGCAAGTCCTACATAGACAATCTTGATTGTATCGCCAACGTTCAGCACAAGACTCCCACTGTACCTTGAATTGACCGAAATCTGTCTTGAATTGTAAGACCACAAGAACAGCTTGGTATCGTCTCCATCATCAATGCCACGGACACCGATTGCACTCGCTGGTACTTGCACATCATTGATATATATGTCGGGTGGCTGGACAAGTGCGAATGTCGTGTAGAAGCCCTGCCAGTTCTCTGTGACAGTGTAATACTCTGTCTGTGGGTCTGTGGTTATGTATGCTCCGTCTATAATCTGATTGGTGCGTAAGTCCCTCGCATCCGATTTGCTCTGCAAGCCACTCAATGGTGCGTTGTCCATCGTGACCACCTGCGAACACTGTGGGAAATCATCGAAACGCACGAAGTTGAACTCCTTGTCGTTCGTGACCTGCCATGCCCCACCGATGAACCCTGCCAACTCGTTCATAACAGACATCATGCTCATGTTCTTGCAGTTGTATATCTCAAAGGTAGGTGTGTCTATCTCGCTCAGTTCGCCAAGGGTTATTCCTTCGGGTGCGATGTAACGCTGGTACAGGTCGAACACAATCTCTGTCATGGTCTTGTCTGCATATGACACATTGGCAAGCCTTCGTGAAAGAATGGCGTTGCCGTTAAGACAATTCAGAGAATAAATGCGTTTCTCAAAGGGTGAGGAAAAGGCAGGGCTTGCAGGAATACCCAAGATGCCAAGGAAGATTCTTTCTGCTGGTTCTCCGTCAAGGAATACCTCTATCAAATCACCTGCCCTCGGTATCGGCTGGTTCTCAACCTCTACGGACAACGTGGAAGAAGTCGGGTTGCCGACCTTTTCTGATATCTTCCACGATGAGAACCCTTTGTATTCTATTCCGTTAATCTTAACAATCATATCATCACCTCAGAATGAACTGTGAAGCGTTGTCAATGTTCTTCAAGACAGCGATGCCAAGCTGTGTTCCGTCAACCTCTATGACTGCCGAAAGCTGATTGTTGATATTCAGAGGTGAAAGGCTCTGCATATCCATGCCCAACGGCTGTGATGCGATCTGTTCCACTCCGTACATTCCGCCATATCTTCTCAGCTTTTCTGCGTCCATTCTGTCCAAGACCATTTCACCTCTGTGCAGTGTTGCAGGGTAATCATCATACGGAACGTAGTCCTTTCC